GAAGCACCATCTATTTCTCCACTAGCTGTTACGGTAGTAAAAGTCCCTGCTGCCGCACTAGCCCCACCAATAACCGTACCGTCAATCGTACCGCCGTCTATATTGACAGATGAAAAAGATAGATCGGCTGTTACGTCTACAACTGCAGCCCCTGTTCCATTGCCATCTGCGTAAATAATCTTACTGTCGCCATTAAGAACGCTAACATTGCCCCCGGAACCTTGCGTAAACGTAGCAGTCTGCCCACTACTGTTTACTACTATGTAAACTTTATCTGCGTCATTGGGAGCAATAGTAATTGTGTTTGTGCCACTAGGAGAGCCACCAAGAACAAGCACTTTATACATGCCATCGCTTAACGTGCCGTCAGTAGTGGTTAATGTGTGTGTAGTTCCAGATAGAGTTATTGCACCAACACCATTAATGGAGCGGTCAATAATGTCCATATTGGTGTTGACCGTATCGCCCCACTCACCTGTCTGGTCGCCCTCGGCTGGCTTTTCTATCCCTGAGTTGCTTGTATACGAACTTGCCATTTACTTATCCTACCCTAACCAAGACACCGTAATTGTGCCAGAAGATCCTATTGCGTTACTCGCTTCCCAAGTCCAAAGAGTGTAGTTTCCACCAAAAGAAGCATCGTTTGCTTGTGAGTAACTAGCGTCAGTGCGGTTATACGTAGTGCCTCCTAATGTCATAGAAATCCAACCACTGTTATCAACATGAGACGTTACGTAAAACCTTAGTTGGCTAGATGTTGCATAAACACCGCCTATGGTCACGTCAAACCCTGAAAAATCTATAGTGTTTGTGCTTATAGACCCAAAGCTACCTGCTTGACCGTTTGCATCAAACCCAGTAACGCCTATGCCAAGTCCTATAAAGCTAGAACCTATGGTTATAGTGTAATTACCTGTGGTTTGGGTGTCAGTAGCTCCAAAAAAGTCTGTTAGTGATATAGCACCGCTAGTAGGAACACCGTTATTAGCTGTAATATTAGGAACAAGGCTGCCACCACGGTAATACTCGGTTAAAGAGTGGGGGGCATCACCGCCAAACTCAGTAACAAGGTCTGTTATGCTGATAGGTGCTGAACTTGTGACCGCCATTGTTAAGAATCCTCAAATTTGATCGTTTGAACATTGTTTCTTAACACACTTACTTCTTCTGACAACTCTTTAACAGCCTCAATTAATACACCTACTAAGTTGCCATAAGCAACCGATAAATGTTTATCTTCTGTGTCATCTGTAACCACTACTTCAGGCATAACCTCTTGCATTTCTTGTGCAATAACACCTACAGAGCGCTTATCGTTTTTATCAAAGTATACACCGCGCATCGCTTTTACTTTATCTAATGCGCTATCAATCGTTTCAATGTTTGATTTAAACCGCACGTCAGAGCTAACTGTTACATTGGTAGCAGCCGTAATAGTACCTGTTGACGTAAGGTTTCTGTATCCTGTAATGTCTTTGTTGCTATCTACAATAACTGCTTTGGATGCTGCAACAGTCCCTGCTGTAATTCCATCAACTAAGTTTAATTCTGCTGCTGTACTGGTAACTCCATCCAGGATGTTAAGTTCTGCTGTTGTGCTAGTTACACCGTCAAGAATGTTAAGTTCTGCTGCCGTACTGGTAACGGTTGTTCCATTTATAGATAAAGCGTCTGTTTCGAGAGTTCCATCTATATCTGCGTCACCTGATACATCAAGACTTCCGGCATCTAACTCACCTGTTAACGTAATGTTTCGGAAAGACGCTACATCTTTATTTGCATCAACCGTAACGGTCTTGCTTGCTACTACTGTACCAACAGCAGACCCGGTATCGTTGTAGTTTAATTCTGCGGCAGTGCTAGTTACGCCATCAAGAATATTTAACTCTGCGGCAGTAGCTGTAACACCGTCTAATATATTTAACTCTGCAACTGTACTGGTTAAAGTAGTAGTTCCATCATTTAAAGCGCTGTACACTGTTGTGCCGGCTAAGTTAACGTCGGTCAATAAATCATAAACTACCGCGCCACCACCTGCTCCATCAGTAGCAATCATTTTTACCTGACTCGCTAAAACAGCAACATTTGCTCCAGTTCCTTGAGAAAAGGTAAGCGTATAACTGGTTGCGTTTTCTATTATCCAGACTTTAGAAAGCGTATTTGGGGCAATCGTTACCGTGCAAGCTTGCCCACCACCAGTGCATTTTAAATAAAGACTTCTAGCCTCATCAGAAGTTCCATCAGCAAGTGTTATGGTGTGTGTTGACGAATTAGCTATTGCTTCAGATCCGTAACTAAATGCTTCCGCTATTAATTCAAGATTTGTATTGGTTGTTGTACCCCAGGAGCCGCTTTGATCTCCTGTGCCTATTTCTTCTAACCGAAGATCGTTTACATATGTACTTGCCATTTGCCCGTCCTTTAAGCCGCTATATCATTCCAATTGGGTGTTTGCGCTGTGTTTATTTGCGCCCAGCTAGGTGTTTGTGAGTCAGTTACAGTATCCCAACTAGGTGTTTGTGAGTCATCAATCGGAAGCCATGTGTTAACTGAACCAATTTGACCGGTAGCTTGAACACCAGTAACTTGCACAGAATCAACAACAGGCTTGCCCCACGGTCCTGAAAAATATTGTCCTCTACTCCAGCCGCTATATGTTGTGTTAGCCATTATGCAAACCTTATTAATGCGCCGGTTGCTGTTTCAGCCGGAAAATCTATTCTAAAATCAGGGTTACTGGTTTTATCAATACCAAAGTCTAACACGCAAACGGCTCTGTTACTTTGAGATGAATTATATATCAGCGCTCCACGAGCGGTTATGCTTGATGAATTCCAAAAAGCATCCTCAAAGCTACAAACAGCAGTGGTTCCTGTTGTTTCCGGACTCTTGTTTGTAAGAGTAAACCCCCCTGCGTCGTAGTTTGTTCCGCTTACCTCGTTTGAAGTAGTGTAGGCTGTGGTTGTAGCATCTAAACTTGCGCTCGATGTGTACAAAGCTATTTTAAACGTGTGACCCCCAGAGGATTTAAAATTGTGTACCCCTTCAAGCACTTCTTGTTTAAATGATGTACACATTGCTTCTGTTATAGCCATAGTTACGAAACATCTCTTCTCAATGAGTCATATCGATACTCATCTCTAGAATTTCTGCCTTCACCCAAGTTTTTCAAAAATTGCAGAGCTTCGGTAAATCTTCCATTGTATAGGGTCAATAAATCTTGCTCTCCCTTCATAAAAGTATATGCCTCAACTAAAGAGCCGTAAAGCATTGCTAGAGTAGCATTTGTACCTAACCAGCTTGTCCCATCGCTAGTCGCGGTTATAGATTGAGGCCGATAAAAATAGTGTATTTCTGTGGAATACCCTTGATCTGGGGTAGGCGCGATTAAAAAGGTTGTATCATCAAAATCAGCGTAGTACTGCGGTGTACCTGTGGTAGCTGGGTTTGGTGTGTAATCCTGTAAAAACGTAACGTGTTTGTACAGCAAAAAATCGTTATTTGAGCTGTTAACGGCACTTAACGAAAAAGGCGCTAAAAAATCATCTGGCTTAGATAAAAACTTATTTCCAGAAGTAATTACCCCGGTAGCGTTTTTGCGAAAATAATCTAGTTGAGCCTCTTTTAAAATACGCTCTTCGGCATTCTGTATAAATGTCGGCAATTGATTAACAAACGTCGTTTCCGTGTTCTGGGTGTAATCTTGTATCGCTGTTTTTAAAGTTGTAAATGTAAAAGCCATATCATGCACTCACTGTTACGGGACCTGCGGAAGCAAAGCCACCGCCTCCCTTTGTATTGCCGCTAGTAGCTGTTCCACTACTGGCAGTAAATGTGTAGCTGTCTGCGTTTACTTTAGTAATAGCAAAACCAGCCGCTGTCTCTAAAACGGCTTCAGTAAACCCATCAAATGCTTCACAAGACCTAAAAGTTACCGTATCCCCTGTACTTCTGCCGTGTCCTGGTTCATTAACGGTAATTACCGCTGAACCACTAGAACCTGAAGTAAAAGGATTAAATGGAAGCAAAACCTCTACAGCAGGTTCTTCTCTGGCTGGTCGGCTTATGCGTAAAGATTGTGGGTCAGCTTTTACAGGTCTTGGATTTAACTGAGGCTGTTTAGCTTCATACTCGTCTTTGCCTACAAAAAGACCATTCCACTCCATAATCATGTCTTTTATCTTATAAGACCTGCCAGATCTATCTGAAATGCCTAATGCGTATTTTCCAGAAGCAAACCTAGCCATGTTAGATTCTCAAAGAAGAATAAGACGGAACAAGACGTAAAGCGGTTCTTTCGGCATCTTCTGACGCAGCACGTTGAAATTCTTCATCGTACATGCTCTTTAACATCGGAACTCGGTCCGGGGCTTTCTTAATAGCTATGTAATAAGCTAGTCCTGCTACCAAACAAGGTAAAAATCTAAAAGGCACATCTGCATTGTTAGTTGCAGCATCTGCATCTTCTATGCGCTTGATTCTATAGTATATTAATTGGTCAGTAGAATTTTCTGGAGCCGGCCAAACTGTTACTGTAGGCGTTATCTGCCTATCTATGTAAAATTGAGTTGGTCTTCCTTGAGTAGTCTTATCCGGAATTGTTAAATAATCTTGTCGATTAATTCGAGTAATAATTACATCAGAGCCATCTCTGCGAATCACAGCTTCTAGCATGTCCACACTGGCCTGACTGTTAGCTAAACTTGGGTCTGACGATATTGTTGTGCTTGCGCTACTTGAACTGCCAGTAATCGTTTCTCCGGCTGTAAAATTTCCAGAAGGAACTGTTATCGTTATAGTAGTTGAACTTGGCTTTGTAATAACAGAAGCCGTTACACCACTGGTTCCCCCAGTAATCGTTTCTCCAACGCTAAGATTAGTAGAAGCTCCTACCGTAGCCGTTATAGTGCCTACGGGATAAGAGGTAACCGCAGAAGTTGCTGAAAGATTAGCTAAAGACTGCGTAACTTGTTCTACTGTCCAAAGATTTAAACCCCTATTTGCCCAATCTGCAAACAAAAGATTCATAGATCTACGAGCAGTTCTAGAATCATACCCTGTTC